ACCTTTCACTGTAGCGTTATTATTAATAGTAGTTGTACCAGTAGTAGATCCTATTCCTATAGTTGTTCCAACAGCAGCAAAGTTAACAGTGGTAGCATTTGTATTTAATAAGTTAAATGATGTTTGATTGGTAGTTATATCCCCGCCTTGTACTTCTAAATCACCTTTCACTGTAGCGTTATTATTAATAGTAGTTGTACCAGTAGTAGATCCTATTCCTATAGTTGTTCCAACAGCAGCAAAGTTAACAGTGGTAGCATTTGTATTTAATAAGTTAAATGATGTTTGACTTGTAGACAACGTATTACCGTTAACAGCTAGAGTACCTGTTACTGTAGCGTTATTATTAATAGTAGTTGTACCAGTAGTAGATCCTATTCCTATAGTTGTTCCAACAGCAGCAAAGTTAACAGTGGTAGCATTTGTATTTAATAAGTTAAAAGATGTTTGGTTAGTAGTTATATCCCCGCCTTGTACTTCTAAATCACCTTTAACTGTAGCGTTATTATTAATAGTAGTTGTACCAGTAGTAGATCCTATTCCTATAGTTGTTCCAACTCCAGCAAAGTTAACAGTAGTAGCACCTGTATTTAATAAGTTAAAAGATGTTTGGTTAGTAGTTATATCCCCGCCTTGTACTTCTAAATCAGCAGATAAAGTTGTGTTACCAGTCACAGTAAATGTTCCACCTATAGTAGTATTTCCCGAAATAGCAGCTGTTCCTAATACATCTAATTTTTGTACTGGCGTAGTAGATCCTATTCCGACATTACCATTATCACCTCTTATAACTAAACTATCTGTTGCATTTGATGCATTTGCAGTATTATTAAATCTTAAAGTTTTATTTGTAGTATCACCACCGTTCATATATATTGACCATGCAAAAGCACTAGCATCTGTTCGAGCAATTAAAGAATAAATAACTTTCGATGTATTATCATTTGCTGCAATCTGATTAGAAATAACGCTACTATTACCTGATGATGTTGATGAATTATATACATATAATGCAATACCACCTGTATCACTTGGTTTATTATTTGCACTGTTATGTTCAATATGTACCTTGTTTGTAGGCGCAGATGTTCCTATTCCAACATATCCATTATTACCATTAATTACAATCCTGTCATTTGAAATAGCAGTAATATCGCCATTAATTGTACTATTAATTCTTAATAATTTATTAGTATCTGCATTACCACTAGACCATATAGACCACGCAAAGTCCCCTGTATCTAGTCCGTATATTACTTTACCAGTAGATGCAGTATTTATTCTATTTAGGATTACAGAATTGTTTGCAGTACTTGCAGTAGTATTATTATTTTCTACAAGAAGACCAATGCCATAAATATTAGCATTTTGTGTTTCAGATGTGAGACTATTGATACTGTTGTGAACAATATGCATTCTACTAGATATAACAGTTGTACCCATTCCCACATGTCCATACCTATCCATGATAAAACCTGCTCTACTTCCAGCAAAAATGTCCATTGTATTACTTGTATGATTATTATTGACTGTAAATGCAGGATAATTCATTGCACCACTAACTTGATCATGTACTATATGAAATTTTCCTAATGGATTTGTAGTACCTATTCCAACATAAGAATCATTATATGTTATAAACTTTGTAGGGTTATTTGTATAATAACCTCCATTAGATTTCCATCTTTCTATACCGTATGCTTCGTTAAGAGATGTTTGAACATAATTAATATCTGTACTCCCTGTTTTTAGTTTATTGATTTCTGTAGATGTTAAAGCATCATTATATATTCTAAAGTCTTGAATACTACATCCTGCAAAATTACCTTCACCAGTTAAAGGATGAGACCCTATTCTATAAACCAAATTATCTGGTAAAACATTCTCAAATCTATCATCATAAGCACCACTTTCAGTTTCCCATCTATATACATAACCAACTTTTAATATTTTATTAATGTCAAACTTTTCAAAGAAATCAACTATTTTGTTTGTGGTACTTATAACACCTGTTGTAGTATCAGTAATATGCATAATAACAGATGCTGTTCCTCCGTATATTTCAAAAACAATGTCTACAATATACCATCTGCTAGCTGTAATTGTATTTATGCTTGCTAAAGTATCTTCTATGAAAGCACCACTTGTATCTTTGCTTTTACTTCTAGATTTGAAATAAACCTTATTATCACTTCCTATGCTAATGTAAATGAAATTAACACCGTTATTTAAACCTGTAAAGAATATAGGAATTTTTCTATTGATTGTAGCTCCTGGATTGAACAAAAAATGCATAGTAAAACCTTTATTATCTATCTTATCCAAAAATCTAGTGATATTTGATGGATCAGAATGATATAAATATACGCTAGTAGCACCACTATTCCACGAGAATGAATTTCTATATGAAATATTGTATGTAATAGGTGTCGATGTACTAAAACCAGTTCCAGAAGAAATAATACCAGTATAGCTAGTATTATTTGCTATTCCTGAGAATGTCAAATTTAATCCAAAACTATTATCTGATAACAAATAACTAGTAGTAAATGTCGCAGAAAGACTTGTAAAAATATAAGATACATCTGGTGTAATAATATTTTGTATATATACTTGTGTCTTTTTATAAATATCTCCTAGTTCAACCAAAGTATTTCCTACTACATGTAAATCTGCTCTAGGACTGTGTGTGCCTATTCCAACATTACCATAAGGAAAATATATATTTGACCCGTTAGGAGCAAAACCAGAACTTCCTTTCCAAGTATCAAAATTATATATTAGACCATCTATTTCTTCTAATGTTAAGGCTTTACTAAATAGTTTTAGATTTTCTAAATAGAATTTCGTACCACTTCTTTCATAATCATTTGTGCCAAGATTTAGATTATATCCTATTAGTAATACTAAATTAGTCTTGCTAACATTTGCAATCGAATAAGGCGTATAAGGAATATTTACATCATTAAAAGATTTATCACAAGATCCGTTCAAATATATTAGCAAAGACATAGTAGAATAATCAAATGATATCTTGCATACAAGATCAACGATATACCAAACATTTGAATCTATTTCAGCGGATGCATACTCTATGTTACCTACGTAAAATCGCAAAAAATTTCCAATGATGACCGCTCTAATAAGTTGTGTACTAAATGAAGAAGAACCATTAGCAATAGTAAAAATTTCACATACTCTATTTTGACCTGTTTCAATACTCTTTTTAAATACAAAATGAATAGAAAAACCATTAGACATATGAAAACTATTAAGCAATCCCTGAATTTTAGCGCTATTATCGCAAATTAAGTATGGTGATGATGCAGAACTTGCACTATAAGTCCATAACAAAGCATTTCTAACATATCCATTTTCTTTAGTTATTGTATTTGTATTTACAATAGGTATTACAACTTTTGCCGGATAGTTTGTTTTACCATCTACATCGCCTGTTTTATATAGTATGTTAATTTCTTCATATGTTAAAATCTTATTATATATACGAAAGTCATCGATATTACCATTCAAATAGTTTGTACCATTACCAAATAATGAAATACTAGAACTTGTCGCTGAACTCAAATTCCATGCGCCAAAATCAATATCAAATGATATTAATATTGCATTGATAAAGACAGCGACCTTGCAATTATTAGTAGCGTCTTTATATGCTGTAACTGTCAAATGCTTCCAGTCTGATACAGTCCAAAAATTCACATAACCACTTGTATCTAATATTTTATCTACACCACCAATTGCTATATTGATTGTGTTAACATTATTCGCAACTCTTGTAATACGTAATACCTTATTTGCGTCAGTAACAATTATATCATTACCATTCAAAGCATTTATTTTAACCCAAAAACTAACTGAGTACATAGTCAAAGTACTCCAATTATACGAAGGAATGTCCATTTTAGCAATAGAACTATCTGATTTAGCAGATGCACTGCCAATTTTATAATTATTAGTATCAAAACTAACAGAAGTACTTATAAGATTATATGTTGTACCCCCTGTATTTGTATTACCAAAATTCACAAGTAAACTAGTATTATCAAATTTGTACCAAAATGGTAGATTTAAAGTATCTGTAAAAAACTTATCATATTTGTCTTCATCTAGAATAGTATTATTATTAGTATTTATTAAGTCAGTAAAATCATAATATATATTAGGTTCAAAATCATATTCTATGACAACATTTCCCAATCCTGTTTGTAATGAAATATTATCTACAAATCTAGATAATAAGTCAAGTTCATTCTTCAAAATATTAGATACGTTATATACAAAATTAGATGCATGCACATTTGATGCATATGCGATTGTTCCTGTTCTAAGTGCAGTATAATAAAGATTACTCCCTTCCGTAAGCATACCAGTGTCCCGATCCAAGAAATTTACATTATATAAATTGCTACCATCGCCTTTGAAATATGTCGAATATGTTATACCATAAATATGCAAATCATGTTCGGGAACATATGTATTAATACCAACTTGACCACCGCGCTTTACAACAATAGCTAGTTTGTTATCATCGTAAACTTCAAAAGCATTACTAGTACCATAGTTCTGGATTTTCAAAGCTGGATGTGGGCTTATGTTACTAATTTTTACAAAATTACTTGTAAGAACTCTTGTCAGTATGGTCATATCATCACCATATACCAAAAAATTCGATGTTCTCAATCTATCAGTTACATTCATATTTCCGCTAACCTCAAATTTTTCTTTCGGATTATATGTATTGATACCAACATTCCCACCTTTTGCAACAGTCAAAGCGGATATATTGTGATCGAATACTTCAAATGCATTGCTTGTACCATGGTTATCTATTTTAAATGTTGGGTATGCACTTTCATTAACTGTATGTACAAAATTACTATTAAGAGTCATAGTCTTAATTACAATCTGACCACCATAAATCTCTAATTCATAAACTCTTAATAAAGAATTCACATGCATATTTCCAATAACCTCAAATTCTTTTGTAGGTGCATATGTATTTATACCAACCCTACCTTCCTTTGTTACAACTAAACCAACTTTATTATTTGCGAAAACTTCTAAAGCGTTACTTGATCCATAATTATTAATTTTCATAGCAGGATGTTCGCTGTTATTAGTGATCTTAACAAAATTACTATTTAGCATTCTAGACATTATAGTAGCATCGTCGCCATAAACCAAAAGGTTTGAAGTCTTAAATATTTCACTTACGTGAGCATCACCTGTAATATCTAGATCATATCTAGGTTGCATCATATTAATACCAACTTTTCTAGTATTATTAATAACAAAGACAATGTCTTCATCATCATATACATGAAACATATCATCAATACCAAATTGTTTTACAGTCAAAGCAGGTCCAACTGTTTGTGATACAATCTCCATTTTTTCACTTTGATAAGTTTTAGTGTCTAATCTTGTATTTTCACCATATACCACAATGTTAGACGCATACAAAGTTTGACTTATTCTAGCATCGCCAATAAGATCTATATGAAATTTAGGATCTTGAGTATTCACACCTATAAAACCGTTATTGGCAATAGTAAAATTAGATGTATTTGTGCTTAACACTTCTACAGCATTTCCAGATCCTTCATTTATAATTTTAAAGGCTGTTTTATCATTTTTATAAATAATATTAAAATAATTACTACTTATCATCTTTGTCAGAAATGTAACATTATCACCATATACAAGTAAATTGCTAGTTTTTATTAGTTCACTAACATGAACATCGCCAATAACTTCAAAGTCATTTGCTGGATAGTAGGTATTTATACCAACATTACCTCCCTTGCTGACAATGAGACCAACTCTGTTATCATCAAAAACTTCAAATGCATTACTTATACCATAATTTACTATCTTCATTGCAGGATGTGCACTATCGTTGCTAATTTTAACAAAGTTGCTATTTAACATTCGGGTGTGAATAGTTGTGTCGTCGCCATATACTTCAAAATTAGAAGTCATCAATAATTCGCTAACATATACATCACCATTAACATCTATGGTATATCTAGGATCTAATAAATTTATACCAATTTTATTATAAGGAATAACACTAATATCATCACTTGCAATTTTTTTGGGTATTGAAACAACAATCATACTATCATCATATATTTCAAGAACATTTGCAGGACCATCGTTTTTGATTGTTAATGAAGTACCTGTTTGTGTATTTTGTATTAAAGTTGGCGCCCTTATATCTACAAATTCACCGTAAACTGAAAGGTTGTATGTTTTAGTCAAAGCACTTGTATGTACATCTCCTACAACTTCTAATTTATATTCTTCATTAGGCTCGTATGTATTTATACCAACATTACCACTTTTTGCTACAACTAATCCTATCAATTCGTCAGTAAATACTTCAAGTGCATTACTTGTACCATAGTTATTTATTTTCAAAGAAGGATGTTCAGTAAAATTACTGATAGTAACAAAGTTGCTATTTGACATTCTTGTTAGCACTGTCATATCATCTCCGTATACTAGCATATTACTAGTTTTTGTAAGTTTGCTAACATGCACATCTCCAATAACTTCAAAATCATTAACTGGATTATAAGTATTGATACCTACATTCCCCCCTTTAGTTACAACAAGACCTACTCTATTGTCATCAAATACTTCAAAAGCATTACTAATACCGTAATTTGTTATCTTTAGTGCTGGATATTCTGTATCGTTTGTCATTTTTACGAAATTGCTATTTAACATTCTTGTCAAAATAGTTGTATCATCACCGTAAACTAATATATTAGATGTCATTAGTAATTCGCTGACGCGAGCGTCTCCAGAAACATCCAAATTATAAGTAGGGTTGAATAAATTAATCCCAACCTTATCTTGTAGTGTAACGATTACAGGAGCATTATATAGTTTATTGTTATCAATATATGTATGGGAAACTAGTTTGAATTCTGCAACATTTAAATTTCCAATATTATCAGGATGTGCTACATTAAATATATAGATATTTGATGATAACAAATAATAAGATGCAGTTAGTTCGTAACCTTCAAATTCATATTCAATACTATTATTAATAGATATATATCCATTATTTAAAGTATTTGGTATATTCCATACAAAATGAAACCAAGTATTTTCTGGGTATTCATATGTAAATACAACATTATTCTTAATTTTGAATGATATACTATTTTCAAAATTCTTTTGAATAGTCAAAACGTTATTATATATATTTAAAGAAACCTTTCCAAATATTTCCATTTGTGTAAAATTAACAGCGCCGTTATTTTCATTTTGTATCTTGTGTATAACAAGAGCAAATAATCTATATTTTTTAGTTAAATTATGAACTTTAAATTCTTTATAAACATCATCTGACCAATTATTAATATCTATCCTTTCGTCTATAATTTCCCATGAATTATGTAATGGATTATTCCAAGCATTTAAATTGTCGCTAGCATATAATCTGAATGTGTTAGGTGTACACTGTTTATTTCCATTAAATAAAAATAGTCTATATCTATCTAAATAGATATCATCGTCCATATCAATTATAATCCATTCACCAAAAAAGTCAATATCGTTATTGAAATACTTATCTATATTAATTGCAATACCTGTAGAAGTATTATATGAATTGTCTTGTGATTCCCACCCCCATCGCCCAGTCATTCCTTCAGTTCCAAAATATAGGTTATCAAATAAGTGCCATGCGTTGTTATAATCTTTAAAAGAACTCTCTATAGTTCTAATTGTATGTCCTAATGTATCAATGTGAAAACTACTAGTAATATTTTCTCTAGGAAATAAAATATTTATAAATTCTATAACTTCTTTCACATTAATAATATAATCACCATGAGAGAGATTATTACATTTTATCCATCCACTAATTACAATATCATTAAGCGAAGACCATGTATCATTTTCAAAATAAAAATATGAACCATTTTGTAAATTTATACTATTTCGTTTATCAATATACTCATATGTACCACCATAATTTATCAAATTAATTCCGTTAGTACTGCTATCAAATGTTAACAGTTCTTGGTTTCTAAATTGATAAAATATATAGCAATCAATATATGTTTCATGTAATGGTCTATTAATTCTTAATTCGCCGCTAACATCAATTAGATATTCAGGGTACTGTTTATCTGTACCAATACCAATAAACCCTTTATTATCCACAGTCAAACAGTTGCTATTGAAATTAAATACTTCGAGAGCATTACTAAGTCCAAAATTATTTAAATTAAAAGCAGAATGTTCACTATGATTTGTTACTTGTACAAAATTACTCATCATAAGTCTACTATATATTGTTGAATCATCGCCATAAACTTCAAGATTGCTAGTCTTCATAAGTGCACTTACGTGGCTGTCTCCAAATACATCAAAATCATATTGTGGATTTTCTATATTAATACCAACCAAACCTGAATTAGAAACCAAAATAACTAAATTGCAAGTTTCTGTAGTATGATGATAAAGTTCCATAACATTTTCTTGTCCCCTATTTACTATTTTAAGTGTAGGTTCTCCTGGTTCACTCCATGAATTATCAATAGTAACCCTATTGAAATTATACATAGGTGCTAAAACTGTAGCATTTGAACCATAAACGAGCAAATTACTTGTATAAACTACTTCACTAATAATCTGGGTTGAATATGTAGACCCATATATATCAACATCATATCTAGCATCTTCTTCTCTATTTATAGTAATTTTACCTCCTTTTTGTACATTAAATATATTGTATGTATTATAATTGTCATCGTCGTAAATAGTAAAAATATTATAATTCAAATTATTATGATTTACTCTTTGAGTTGAATATATTTCTATACCTTTAGGTCCAGTAGGTTCTATAATAATATTGCACGAATTTAAGTAAAATTTATCAGTAAATATTTCACGGAATTGATTAGAAAAGTCGTCATTAAGCATTTTAAGCAAATTATTACCATCCTTATCATAAATAAATCCATCAATTACAATATCATTAGTAGTTATAGATTTCTTTATGAAAGCATCACCTTGATCATTTATTCTTAAAATACTATCCATATAACCTTCTTTCCTTTCCATAAATACTTCTAGTGTTCCGTCATAACTGTAAATTTTATGAATTTTGTCAATAGGGTCTGGTTCAGAATTATCTAAATCAATATAATTAACCAATGTTAGATGTGGTAGATATTTTATATGATTTACATTTAAAAAGAAACTATTATAATATTCATCCTCATAATTATACCATGTGTCAAAATCATATACATAATAGTAATCTCTAATGACAATATCATTTATAAATGGTATACCTAGAATATAAAATTTATCTTGATATATTTCTTCATGCATTTGTTTTTTAACAATTCTATCAGTATAATCGTAAATTTCAATTAAACCTCTTGGTCTAGTTGCCAAAAAATTAATAGAAGTATCGATATATATATTTGATATATTGGCATTTGAATTGACATTATATAGAACATTAATACCTAAATTTGTAACATTTAAAAATCTATGTTCTTCTGCGGCCACCATGGTTTCTGGAATCAATATTGATGTTTCTAGATTTAAATTGTTTGTACGAATTGCTAAAAAGTTACCATTATATGGAATATAGTCATTATACCATATTGTATTCGAAGTTGTAGTGTCAATATATATATTATTATATATACCATTTGCACCAAGAAGTCTAATGTTATTATCGATGAATGTAAAATGTTTATTATAAGTATTATCAATAATATTATGATTAGGTTGTTTAAGAAACGTATAGATATTATTATGAATATGAAAGATATTACTATTTAATTCTGGTTTTCCATATGATACAATATTGCTAGAAAATGTTAATTTAGACGATGCAATAACTGAATAATGAGGATTTAAATATTTTGGAATGGTATAATAATTACTATAACTATAATATAAATTATAATTGCTACCAAATCCAATATTATTTATTGTAGGGATTGGTATTAAATTTGATAAAATATAAACATCATGATACACAATATCATTTTTATCAACGTTAATATCAATATTTGAATTTTCTGAAGTAATTAATGGTGTAATATTAAATTCTTTGGAAAAATTTATAAAACAGTTAGATGTGCGCAATATAATAATATTTCTATCATTATATTTACTCATATCAAAAACATTCATACTTAGAATTTCATTTGAATTGTGTAAAATATGAATATTAGATGTATAAAAATCGACATTTACATTATGATATGTATTATAAGTGTTTGAATTATTCAATATAATATTAGAATTAATAACAAAATTACTACTTTGTTTATAACTTTTAAATATAATATTACAATTATTATCTCTATCTGGAATATTATTAGGATCAATAGTATATTTAACACCTGTATAGTATGTGCTTATAGAATTATCCCATGTAAACATATATTTGCTATAATTATTATGAGCAATGTCAAAACCATCATGTGTATTTAATATAACATTACTATTTACAATTGTTATACTACTTGCCTGATTATATAATTGATTTTCGGTATATCTGTTAGTTATTTTTACAGATGGTTCATCGTATACACTATCAATACATATAGTATCAGATAATGTATCTACATTGAAACCAAAACGTGCTCCATTACGAAGGACACCATTTTTATCAATAGCATCTATAACAAATGAATTAGAAATATTTGTAGGACTGTATGTATCAAATTTCGAATTAGCGGCTGATATTTTAAATTTATATTCATCATCACTACCACCCAATATATAGTAAATATTACTATCACCGTATACTCTGTGTAAATTAATTGCAGGAATATCTTCGCGATTAGTTATTTGTAAGCCATATTTATTTAGATCATCTATATGAAGTGTTACACCTTGCAAAATAATTTCACCAGTGTCTGTATTATAAGCATTATTATTACCAATATGAGTGTAACATCCAATAGAATTATTATAAAAACTAATAAATGGATTATAAGAGTTTATTGCCTTATTGTACGAACTTATTTCCAATAAAGTATTTTGACTATTGTGAAGTCCGCTTACTTTAAATTCTACCATATTCTTGATATCGCCATCATAATTCAAATCTGTATTATAAGTACCTATTTCAATAGAAGATGACGATTTTATAGTACCACTACCTGTAGTAGCAAATCTAGCTACAGCTTTTTGAATATTATTTTGATATACAATAAGTGGTGTAGATGTCTTATTATAAAAAGTTTGCAAATTATTGGCATAGTTAAGAAACCAATTATCTGCATATCCAATCAAAGTTGTATGATTAGGTACAAGTGTGATTTTCTCTGCATTAATTACGATATCATTTTTATTTGCATCACCGCCAAATGATGTATTTATATTATCTGTATTATCAATCACTTTTTGAATTGCATTAGATGAATATTGAATACCATTAATTTTGTATGTAAATCCAACATTTGTTTGATCAATTATATTTATATTACCGTATACATCAAGATCTCCATGTACAGACATTGCAGTATTAGGATTAAAATTAAAATCAGTTACTGGATTATTAATATCAATATGATACATGTTAACACTTTCAGAATAATACATAGACATACCAAATGAGGTAGGTGCGTCGGAGTTATTCATATATCCAAATTGTAATGGTCCTACACGTTTTTTATTATCTGTGCCAGTTTTATTAAGGTGATTTTTATACATAAACCATCTAAATCTATTTCTATCTAAGTTTGGCAATTCAGTTTCATAATCGCATATATCTACACCACTATAGTCGGCATTATTATTAGCACCTCCACCTCTTTTACCTCTGTATATTCTTATAGCAGAATAATTATTATTATTTGTGGTCATATTTCTAACTTGCAATGGTGCTACTGATTTTTCATTTGTCCATCCGAGTGCTATTTTATTATTGGTGTAAAACCCACTCATATCATTATTAACTTTTAGAGTTTCAATCAATGTATTATTATGATAATAGTTGTCAGCATTAATACCTTTTCTAACATTTAATCCTTTCATATCACGTGTACTTGTAATATAATTGTAATTAATACAGAATTTATCAGATAATTGATCATAAATATTATAAAACCTTAGATTATTATCATTGCTGTATAAAAAATTAGCTGTTTTGTAAGCATATTGATTTCTACGTATTAATATATCATTTGCTGAAATTTGTCCAACAACATCTAATTCATAACTAGGACGCGATGTATTTATACCTACACGATTATTTTGATTTATAGCTAATGTTGGTTCGCCATTGGATATATATCCATATCTCTCAATATCTTTACCAGGATAAAAATAAACATTATTCCATTTATTAGGATGTTTATTTGTATTAATAATAAGACTATTATCAAATTGGTTTAACTCAGATAAATGACCAATATATGCAATAGAACCGTTAGGATCATTTTCATCAGAATTATCACGCATCATTATTTCATATTTTGTTCCAACGTCTTTCACAATATTAAGTTGCTCATTATAAGAATCATTATTATCTAATCCAATACCAACTCTTCCAGGAAATGCTACATTTTTGCCACTGATATTCAATATATCTTTTTGTGCGAAAACCAAAACACTGCTACTGGTAATATTTGATGTTTGAATAATAGACGGGTCTAAATATATAGGTACAGTATTTAATATATTTACTCTATCACCATTGTAAAATAAATCACCAGAAGCTAAATTTAGATTTCGATTTAGTGTTAAATCTTTTTGGAAGAATACATTATCATTAAATATTGCATCTCTAACGAAAGATGACACGCCTTTAACAATGAGACGATTTGTATTTAATATGTTATTAACAGTTGCATTATTATCAACAATTAATGTGTCCTTTACGTTTAATAGCTGATTAACTTGTAAATCATAAAAGAATGTATAATTAAAATCATTAAATACACCACCATTAATTTGTCCTGCATAAATAGTCATTCCTTTTGATCTAACATATATATCGTCAAGATGTGCATATTGTTTAGTATAATAGTCGTACATCATAATATCTTTTAATGAACATAGTCCTTGTACTTGAAGTTTTGCATATTCTGTAATGATAGATTTTGAGATATTTTGACCATATATAGATAATTTATTATATACGAATTCGTTAGTAAAATTTGTACCAATACCGACATTTCTTTGACTATCTATTGTCATAGCTGGTATATTAATATGGTTTTCATCATTATAATTTGGTAATGAATTTCTACCATATAAATTATTAACACCTGTGCTAGAAACGCTAACATGAAATTCGAGAGGCATACCTTCTGTTGTCGAAATAACAGAAGGAGATATATTACTACCACCAATTATACCAAATCTCAATTTTACAGCTTCACTGTCGTTATTTACATCATTCTTAATACAAATATGAATATTGTCAATAGTATTATTAGCAGTTTCTACTATATTTAGAGGATATGAATTACTAAATGTGTCACCGTAACCACCTAATGAAATATAAGAAGTTGTAAATATATTATCAACATTAGCAACTGCACCAGTAGTATCTGGGATATATGATGTAAAACCTTTTTGGAAAGGTTGATTTTTTTCATTTATTTGTTTGATAAAACTATCTAAAATATTTGAATTTATATTGCTTGCTATAGTAATATTGTCAAGAATAAGACCTTTTGCGTGAATATTTCCAGAACATACAATATTGTTATCAACGTATAACCCAGCTGTTTTTCCAAGATTTGAATTTATAGTATTATAGACACGTCTACTTGCATTTACACATACACCATCACTATTTACTAACATATTCCATTTTGTATCCAAAGGATCGTCTGTAGGGGTGTGCCTTTCGCCTATAACTAAATATTCGTCATCATGTAAATCTAATTTATATAAGTTTGAAATATTGGCGAAACCAATACCAAGAGAAGTTACTTCCAATGTTGTTGGGAGAAAGCCATTTGCAACTACAGAATTCATTTTATATATAACTCTATATAAAACAAATAATAATACTAATTATATTTTAATAGTATTTTCTTTATGTATAATTGAAAAAAAATGATAAAAAGGATATACATATAAATACATATAATTATGAAGAAAATTGAGGGCATTCACAATAAGACAAAAGAAATAGAGGCAGAAAAACTTCCTTATAATAATAAGAACATTTTGCTTATGGAATATGATCTTGTAGATTTGTTTAAGAATAATGGGTTAGAAAAAATTAAGTTCAAAAATATCAATCTTTATAGAACTGCATTTGTACATAAATCATATTGTACAATGAAAAATATTAATTTTGATAAAAGTAATACTAATTGTCCAGATGATTGTTTACCATTACAGGATATGTCTTATGAACGTTTAGAATTTTTGGGAGATTCGCTACTTGGTATGATTGTAGCCAATTATTTATACAGTAGATTTCCAGATCAAAACGAAGGTTTCTTGTCAAAAATCAGAACAAAAATTGTAAATGGTAAAATGTTAGGGTTTTTGTCTGAAAAAATAGGTTTTCCTAAATTTGCTATAATATCAAAACAAGTCGAGGATTCAAATGGAAGGAAAAACTTCAAAATTATGGAAGATATTTTTGAAGCATTTTTAGGAGCGCTTTTCTTAGATTTTCAAACAGACGATGACTATATTAATCTTCCAGAACATATAAAAATAGCACCTTTTACAGGAGCTGGTTATTTTATTGTAGAAAGTTGGATTGTATATATCATTGAGAATTACATTGACTTTTGTGAGTTAATCCGGACAAAAAACAACTATAAAGACATGCTTGTATCTTATATGCAACATCAACTACAAGATAGTCCAAAATTTTATGAAGTGAACGTAATTTCAAAAGAAAATAGCAGAGTTTTTACATACTGTGTAAAAGATAGAAATAATGCAGTTATAGCAACTGCAACTGGCAGTACAAAAAAAGAAGCTGAAAATAACGTTGCAAAGGAAGCAATGTGTCATTACGGTATAGATATTACAGAATATACACAAATATAAAAAATCAAATGTGTGCTTGTGTGTGTGAATGTGTGTGTGTAAAAACAAGGATATACATTTATTATATAAAATAAAAACTATACATTTATTATATTTATGAATAAACTTAATATCACACATTTAGTAATATCAGGTGGTGGGATGCATGGTGTAATATTTGTTGGCGCATTAAGATATATATATTTAGAAAATTTGCATAAAAATATAACACATATTTCAGCTACATCTATTGGATCCTATATAGGATTAATGATAGCATTTAAATATAATATGGATGAAATTGAAACTATTATGTATGAATGTTTTAATAATCCTGGTATCAATCATATTCCTAAAAAGAATTATTATAAATTAATAACAGAGTTAGGTTTATGTTCATCATCGTGTATCATCGATAATTTAAAGGACATTTTGCGTAAAAAACACGATAATATAGAAGAAATTACTTTTAAAGATCTTACTAAAAGATTTGGGGTCAATATGTATATATCTACAACAAATATAAATAGGTGTGAAAATACAATATTTTCTATAGAAACTACACCGGATGTATCTGTTTTTAAGGCATGTGAAGCATCTATGTCTATACCTTTTTTATGTAAACCTGTTTATATTAATGGTGAATATTACTATGATGGTGCATTATCAAATAATTTTCCTATAAAAGTGTTTGAAAATATTTCCCAAGAAAATATTTTAGGGATGATGTTATATAACAAAAATAACGATGTAGTTTCTAATATGAATGTGGATAAAATAAGCATATTTGTTATTATCAAACAAATGCTTCATATGATGAATTCATTAAGGCTCAAGGAAGCAATTTTAAGACAAGTAAATGAAAAAGATTTGGATAATTATTATATTCCAGATACAATTTTGTTACAGAACTTTATGAGCTATAAAATTAACAAAAATGGAATATATATGGATATTACAGAAGATCAAATAAACGAGATGATATATAGTGGCTTTAATAGTATGTATAATTATATACAAACTAGGTTAAAAAATGTAGAAAAAAATCAACAATATAGATAATTATTCAATATATGATAAATTTTCATCGATTATATAAGGCGATGAATTAATAACAGTACAACCACTTGGTAATGTAGAGTGTAAAACCTTATATGGCATTTTCAATAACAAAGGGATTATTACATTAACAAATAATGATTTTTCATCATTTACAGTAGGTAATGACCGTCTAACTTTTGTATTAAAGTTAGACATATAGTCACTAATTATATCATTAGGCAGGTCTTTAAATTTACACCATCCGAAATACATTTTATTCATAAATGCTTGCATTGGTCTTGTATAATCATCAATGAATGATTGAATTAAGTTATGTTTGAGAGGAGTATATTTTTCAGCATATCCAAAATCATAAATCATCATTGTATAGCCACAATTTTTAAGATAAAGGTTTTTACCATAAACAATATAATGATAATACCCTGTAACATCTTCTGTCATATGATATAAAAAGTTACCCCAATGACAATCATTATGAATATATCCGAGTCTATGAAATGATAATATTGAAAGGATGCATTGTATTGCAACGTTTGTAACTAATTCGTTATTATGTAAGAAATCCTCATTTTTGCATAAAACAGCAAGATCTCCATGTGCTAATTCATTTAAACATATATAATAACGTGATGATTTCATTATAATTTTCGGTAATCTAGAATTTACTTTATTGCACTCAAATGCTTTATACGTGAGAAGAAAATGTCTAGACAGACCTTTTTTAAGTATATTTTTTGTAATATGTGAATTTATTGTAATTTCTTTGTAATTTTCTGCATTTACAGGCATAAGTTTTGTAGCAATAGGGGATCTTCCTAACATATTCTTAATTGATGTTTTAAATATTACACCATAAGAACTTTGTGTTCCTATTTGTTTTTCTAAATCTACTATATCATTAATAGTAAACCCTTTAAAAGTATTATTTTTTCTATCTTTGAATTCCTTAGCATGTATACATGATTTTTTATCAATATTTTTTACAAAACTTCTGACATAGTTAAAATATTGTAACCTTTTATCCAATGTAAAATATTTTTTAAGCAAATTATTTTTCAAATATTTTTGAATTTTTCTAGCCCTTATATTTTTTATAAATTGAATAATTGCTTTATCAGTGCTTGATTTGTAAGATTTTTTAGTAATAGACTCTTTTAATGATCTTTTTTCTTGATCTTCTAGAACTATTTTGGTATTAGCGTCGAAAAAATCCTTTATAAAAAGATTTTTTTTCAACTTAATAGGTTTTTTTAGACTAAGAATTAATTTATCTTGTATAACATGTTTTTTCATAGGATCATGTTCTGCTTTTGTAATTCCAATTACCTTATCTTTTCTTATTCGTTTCATATATTTTGCATTTCTCTTTTCAATATGTTGTTTTTGAAATATATTGCTTAATTGTAATAACGCAGGTCTAGAAGATATGCTAGTAGATCTCTTTAATGTTCCAATTACTGCTCTCGTGGATAAGGATTTTGTATCTGGTTTCGTCGATCTAGATAATGATGGTTCTTGTTTAATATGTATTGGAGATTGTCTGGTTTTTTTACGAGATTGTATTGAAGGTTTTGCGCTTAATATTTTAGGATAACTTTTATTTGAATTTAGTGATTTCATAAGAGGTTGTTCTTGTTTTATTTTTACACATTTACCAGTTCTTAAACTTCTTATTTTACCCAAAGGACACTTATTAATACATCTCCCTGTTTTCGGATTACGTTCTTTGCCAGGAAGACATTCTTTCTGAAGTTTAAGCGGTTTTACATAATTTTTTCTTTCTTCGAAATATTCGCATGCTTTTTCTCTATAATGCGCTTTGTTATTTTCCCATAATTGTTTAAAATTCGGTATATTATTTCTACCACACCATGCCATTAATTCTATATATCCATTTGGTTTGATACATTTGCCAGTTTTTTCAGAATATTTGCATTTTGGATATTTACAATCAGTCATTATGCAATATAGTTCTAATATAGAATATTAAAAAAAATAATAAATTGAGTTATTTTAGCTCATATATCAATAAATAATATAGTTATAAAATAGATTTATGAATATAACAAGAAACCGTGATGATACAAATGTACCGTATATTTTTATATTAGATTTAGACGGAACTATAATAGGTGATTGTAGTTATCAATGTGATGTATATAATATTCAAGAAATTATTCGAAAAACTTTGGTTGTTAAAAAAAAAGATATGAACAAGTTAGAATTAGGTGCAATTTCAAGACATAAAACATTATGTGATAAGTCACTAAACGAATGTTATAATAGCTGTTCGAAATTGGTAAGACCTTTTTTTGGTATTTTTATCAGTAAAATGAGAAAGATGTTTCCAAATAGCCATTTTTTTGTTTATACTGCTTCAGAAAAAACCTGGGCTTTAAAAGAGATTAATATAATTGAAAAGCAAAACAAAATAAAATTTAATAGACCTATATTTACACGTGATAACTGTATTTTAGATCAATTTGGCAATCTAAAAAAATCTGTTGCAAATATATTGCCAATAATTTTAAAATCTATTAAGGCGCCTAAAAACTATAATATAAAAAATAATCTGTTAATAATTGACAATAATCCAACATTTATTGACTATAAGGATAATCTTTTAATATGTCCAACATACAACTATATTCAATTTCAAAATTTATGGGATAATATACCTCACGACTATCATAAAATACAAGAGCTTAACCAATTTGTATCTAAACTTGTGGCATCTAAAAAGATATATAATAAACATCATAATACAAATGCTCAAATACTAGAGAAGATACATAAATGGCTTTATAAAAAATACCGACGTGTGAATAGCTACAATGCTACATTTGATAATGATATATTTTGGAAGGACTTAGCAAATATAATTGCTCAAAATAATATGAGAGTATTTAATAAAACTATTGTACAAGTCCTTCAAAAAAGTATTAAGAAATAGTTTTCATATATATATAATGATATATATAAGTTTTGATATAGGTGTTAAAAATTTAGCTATATGTATATTAAAACATACTAACATAATACAGATAATAGATTGGAGAATTATAACATTAGCAGAAACTAAAAAAGAGTTCAAAGGTATTGATGATATTACAGAACGAATATTTACAGAAATGGATAATGTCATAGGGCAACTAAAAGAATTAGGTATTGATTTAATAGATTATGTTTTAATAGAAAATCAACCGTCAAATTTGAATGGTGTTATGAAGACTATTCAACATATTATATATTGTTATTTTAGTTTAATTAAACACTGGGATAAAGAGGTTGGTAATGTGATACTAGTAAATGCGTCATTAAAGACTAAAAACCACGAATATCAACCTCACATAAATGTACAGATTGATGAAAATGCCAAAAAAAATTCAAAGGGTTTTAAAAGAGATAAATATAAAATAAACAAGGCTATTAGCATTGATATTTGCAAACATTATATTGAAGGAGATAGTAAATTATTGGAATTATTTGAACAAAATAAAAAGAAGGATGATTTAAGCGATTCTTGTTTGCAAGCAGTTTCTTTTATTCGCAACAAGATAAAAAATCAAGACGAGTTGAATAATCTAAATTATCTTTATTCTATATAGATTTAATAGGACAGTTTATTATATGCGAAAAATACTTATAATAGATATGTATTCAAGTAAACAAGTATTTGCTTTACATAAAAACAGATTTAAGCGATCATTTGAAAACGATGTGAAAATATATTTTAGGAGATGGGATAATATTAGTGGAATTGAAACAATATTAAAAAAGAATATAGATGGTATAATAATATCAGGATCTGATTATTTTGTAGGAGATAAAACCAGTGCAATTATTCAACCAATAATATTAAAAACAGATATTCCTATATTAAGTATTTGTTATGGATTACAGTATATTGTAGGTAAAAAGAATATCAAAAGTTTCTGTAATTACAGGAAATATACAAATGTATATATTATTAAGGAGCCTTTTTATGTACCTAAATCAAAATATTACTTTTATCATCGAGATTATGTAATAAATTTGCAAAGCAGATTTGCACCAAGTATTATAAAAAATGATAAAATAATTATGATTTATGATAAAAAAAATAAGAATATAGGAATACAATTTCATCCAGAAAAATATAGAAAAAGTGGTAAAATGTTTTTTAGAGAATGGTTAAAATACATATGTTCATAATAATATTAAATATTATTTTCAATTTATTTTTTTGCAATTTTACATACCTAAGATATTGTGTTATAATAAATAATGTGTTTGTGCGTAATATATCCAATATATTATTTGTAAATAATATATAAGCGTTTAAGTGTCAAAATAATATATAAATGACAACATTAAGTTTAAATAATAGAAATGACGATTTAATAGAGTTAAATAAAGATAGTTTCACTAAATCACCATTAAGTTTCAACATTCCAAATAAACAAAACCGTATTCGTACTAGTAATTTCAGAAACGACGATATGCTTTTTAATAGAAATAAGATAAGTTCTGACGTAGTTTCTATGTCTTCTAGATCTTCATCGAGAACAAGTTCAGTAGATGGAGATGGGGATGATAGAAAAAAGTTTATGAAAAAAATGAATGTATATAAGAAGCAATATAGTGATAATAATGACGACAGTGAATCATCATCAAGTCGGATATCTGACGTATCTAAACTAAAACAAAATAATGCTGTTAAAAGTGAGACATCTAGTGTATCTGGAGATGATAGCAGTGAAGGGAGTGAAGGGAGTGAAGGGAGTGAAGGGAGTGAAGGGAGTAGAAGTGGTGGTAGTAATAGCTCATCAGAGAGTGATAACACTAGTAGTTCAAATAGCAAAATTGTCAAAAAGAAATCTTCAGATCCTCGACAAAGACTTATGAATGAACTAAATGAAAAAAGAGAAATTATATATCAAATTGATAGACTTGAATCAAAAGGATTTAAAATTCCATTCAAGTTTAATATGAATTCAGATATTGAAGAGATGCGGCACGAATATCATCGTATAGTTAAAGAAAAAGAGCTGGATGCGAGTGTAAGATTTCAACAAAAAATGCTTATGGCAATCGTTTCTGGAACTGAATATTTAAATAATCGATATGATCCATTCGCCATCAAGTTAGATGGGTGGTCTGAACAAATTAATGAAAATATGAATGATTATGATGATATTTTTGAAGAATTACATCAAAAGTATAAATCTTCTGGAAAGAAGATGGCACCTGAAATGCGTCTTTTCGTTTCATTATCAGGAAGCGCATTTATGTTTCATTTGACAAGTAGAATGTTCAAGGAACAACCTCTGCCTGATGTTGAAAATGTTTTGAAATCTGATCCTGAATTAATGAAACATTTTCAAAATGCTGCTGCAAAACAATATATAATTGGTAATAATTCACAAACTCCTCAGTTTTCTTCTATAAAACAACAAAATGACGGGAGTATGGGATTATTCAATATGGTAAGTAATCTTTTTGGATCTTTAGGTGGGCCATCAGATAGTCGCATATCTAGTGCAGGGATAACTGATTTTAATAAAAAACCAGTTGATGATATTGACAATATTATTAAAAATGTGCATAATAAGATATCTTTTGATAATATGGATACAAATATAGAGACCTTATCTGTAAGTGATGAAGAAATTACATCTATTATAGAGGATACTGCAGATATCAAGATACTTAGAGGTACTAAAGGTCGAGGTAATGCAAGAACATTAAATTTGTAGTGATATAATATCTACATTACAGTATGTCATAATCTTTAATTTTTTTATTGATCATCTTAAATTATGTAAGAATTGGAAAAACAATTTACAAATGAAATGGTACAATTATAATAATATCAAAAAAAATAAGTACTTATAAATCAGTATTTACTACCTTACCAAATTTACTTTTTTTTAGAAAGTTTTTTCAAATCTTTTACTGATTTTTTAAAGAATTTTCCGATATTTTTAGCAGAATTGGTTAATCGTTTTGGAGTCTTTTTTATGCTTTTTATAGGATCATAAATACCTTCTTTTACATCATCTTTAAATGTAATTACCTTATTTGCTAGAGAAGAAATAGACTCAATTAAAACAGGTATAATAATTCCTGTAAATAAAGCTATCATAAATAATGAGAGTTCAATCATTGTACCTATCATTATAATATCTCTACTTATACCATCTGAGCATTTACACTTTTCATTAATAAGATATCTAACATACTCAAATGTTAAGTAAATATATACAACAAATATAAGATAGAAAATTATAGTAATTATTGAAAATAGTATAGCTATAATTTCACCAAAGTTTTCGTAAATATCTGCAATTGAAATAAATGATGAAAATATCAAGAATGCTAATGATATTATTGTATATGACTTGATAAAATCCTTATTACTATGTGAAGCACATTCACACCCTATACTTTCTAATTTATAAATATATACTAAAATAACAATTAGCAAAATAAATATCAATATATTTAATATCAATCCACCAATGTAACTTATACTCAAATCAGGTTGTTTCATTATACTATCTAATAATATAGAGTATTTATTTTTTTTCTAAAATATTATAAATCAAAAATCTAGAAGAATTTTCAAAATCATTTACATTTAATATTCCTATTTTTTCAACAATTTTATCATTATTTACATATTTTAATATTCTATATATTTGTTCCAAAAATATATCTACAATATATTTATGTATATTATGATGTTCTGTACATTTGTTTTCTATATATAAAATCATATAATCGTAAATATCATTTAAAATAATATCTACATCTCTATTTAATTTAATCCAAACATAGTTTATGTTATTAATTTCTTTTTTCCATTTTACGTAGTTGCAATATAATTCATATTCGTCGTTTAAAAGTAATAAATTGTTTTCAAATATGTACTGTGGCGGTAACCATCCTTTATTATCAATAAATTTATTCCATTCATATTCTAATTTAGAATCTATAAATGTTTTATCAAAAAAATTCAATATATGTATATATAAATCATTTTCGCATGATTTCATATATGACCAAATAAGTGTAAAATATTCTTCATCATGATTAAGATCTATAATCTCTTTTATTTTCATATAGATGGTTTCTTTATTTTTATCAGTAAGTTTATTCAATAAACCTGTAAGTTGCCTTTTGCTTAAAGAATTATCAGTAAAATCAGGTATAATAATATGAAATCTATTTTTTTGTTTTACGAATGGTTTTTCTTTTTTCGTGATTTTCTTTTTTTCCCATATCATTTTAGGATCATAATGGGTATTAAAACAAGAAAATTCCTTATTAAAATTATGCACTTTTGATAAAATATTTTCTGGAATATCCTTATGAAGTTTTTCCTTGTATTTCTGTTGAAAAACTGAAAAATTAATTTTGATTATATTATCATGCATTTATTTTATATAATATATTTTAATAAATCTTATATGTAAACAAAAATTGATTTATATTTAAGATTTTAGTAAATATATTAGTCAAAGTTAATATGATACTATATACAGAAAAAAATGAAAACAATAATATACAATCAACTAATAAAGATATGTTTGATATGTTTGTTCAAGATTTAGAGAATATATATCATAAAAATTCTATATATAGAGCAATCGTAGTAACAGACTTAAAAAAAGAAGAATGGTATGCGAAACAATTGGAACAATATAATCATTCAGTATTTATAGCTCATACAATTACGAACCAAGATTATGATACAATCGATAACAGAGTTCTTCTGATGAATTATGATATTTTTGATAAATTCTTGGACTATATTTACAGTAATATATTATCTAGTTCATACAATCTTATAGCATTTACATATGATATAGATGAAAAAATTAAGGATGTTTTAGTAGATAAATATAAGAAATTTACTCTAAATAATATCAACAATACAATTATTATCTAAAATATATAATAGATAGTAATACATTTTTATGAGAAAACAAGCAGGTAAAAATAATTTTATTCTGATTTTTTTCATGTTTTTAATAATTTGTCTTGTAGCCTTTTTCTTAATAAACGGTGATACAATAAAAGAAACTTTCACAAGTATACAAAGTTCTAGTAATAAGAATAAATCTAATATAAAAATAGAGTATTATTATACTAAGGAATGTGGATTTTGCAATAAATTCAATGAAAGTGGTGTTTGGGAAGAATTGGAGAAAAAGAAAATGAATAATGTTAGTTTACACAAATATGATTTAAATAATAATAATGAACGTGCGACTAAATTTAATATAACTTCTGTTCCAACCATCATAGCGGTTGATTCTTCAGATAAAATTGTAGGTACATTTGAAGAAGAAAGAACGTTAGAAAAAATATTAAATTTTATTAATAAATATGAAAAAAGTTAGACTGATGGAATTATTACATTATTTTCATTCATAATAACAACTAGCTGATCTCTTAAAGTATTGTGATATCCGTTTAAGAACTCCCATTCTTCTTCAAGTTTTTCCATTTCTTCTACATTTTTAGTATTAATTTCTAGATCATCGTATTTCAACATTTTATCTTCTAGTTCTTTTTTTTGCAATTTGAGTTTTTCAAGTTGACCTTCCAATGTACGAATATTTCCAAGCGGTGTAGGGTTATCTGTTTTAATAAGTGTATTATCTGTATCTTTCTTAGACAAAGTATTCATAATATAAAAGATAATATTAAATCTTTATATCCTTATATACTAAATACTAAAAAAAAATGAGAAATCGCTAGAATATATATATATATAGACATCAAAATGGATATAATATCATTTAATATGATTAACGATGCACCTCATATCATAAGAGCACAAATGTATAGAAGAGATGATATTGATATATTTGTATCAGAATATATTGATGAATTTTCAAAAAAAATAATGGATGAAAAAGCTTTAGTAAATTTTATACAAGGTTATTCACAAACTATATCAATGCAATCTGTGAATAGAATTATTAAGAAAAATGCAAATGAAGAAACATCCGAAAAAGTTATTCAACATTATATGGATATATATTCCAATATTGAATCTTTGTCAATTAAATATCAAAGGATGGTAGAAGAAGAAAGTATGTTTAATGTTAAAAGAAATATAGTATTTGTAATATTGTATGATATTGCCAGGGGGATTAATATAACTTTATAACTTTATTATGTGTCTTGTTATATTTAGTATAATTAGTTTACATTAGCCTATAATTGCATTTATATATATTTTGAAGAATTATTTATATATATAAAATATTATTGATATAATAAAATATAGTAAAACATTAAAATGGGAGGGGGTTTATTACAATTAGTATTAGCAGGTCAACAAGATCAATATATAACACAAAATCCACAGTTAAGTTATTTTAAGTATGCATACAAACGACATACAAACTTTTCCATGGAAAGTATACCTCTTAATTTTATAACCAGTCCATTACTCATACCGGAAGGTGAAGATTATTTCTATAGATGTGATATAAAACGATTTGGCGATTTATTAAGTAATTTGTATTTTTGTTTTACATTGCCCAATATATATTCTTCAGATAAATACAAATTTAGGTGGATAGAAAACATAGGTAATATGTTCATTAAAAAAGCTACCATAAATATAGGCGGGGTTGTTATAGACTCTTTAGTTGGAGAATGGCTAACAATTTGGAACGAATTATCACTCAAAGACGATGGATCATATAATAGGTTAGTTGGACAGGTACAAGAATTAATATCACCGACTATATCCGATACAAGAGTGTGTATAAAAAACAATAGATTTTCTTATATTTTTTACCCAGTATCTGATTATTCAAAAGGAGAAGCTCCGTCAATTAAATCAAAAAGATTATATGTTCCATTAAATTTTTGGTTCACTCGTAATCCATCATTAGCATTACCACTATTGAAATTACAATTATCAGAAGTATATCTTACTATATATACAAAGGGAAGTGAATATTTGTATCAAGTATGGTCGGATGTAGTTGATATGTATGTGAGCCCATATTTTTATAATTCATTACATAATGATAATATAAATATCAATACATTTGCACCAATAATTGCTTTAAATCCATATATAGATGCAAACTATATATTTTTGGAAATTGCAGAAAGAGACAGTTTATTATTAATGTCAAATTTTTCAAATTCAAAGAATCAAAGAGGGATGCAATACATTGTTGAACAGGTTGTTGTATCTACTGAAGCAAGAGTGTCATCAAAATCGAGCTCAAAAACCGATATAGATTTAAATATTCATAGACATGCCAAGGAAATCATATGGACTTTACGAAGAGACGATTATCAAAAATTCAATATATATAATAATTATACTGCACATTCAACGTATAATGAATTTAGTAAGATAATTACTGGCGCTGCTTTAATATGGAATAAAACAAATTTCCGAATAGAAAAAGACGCTGATTATTTCAGTTATTTACAACCATATCAACATCATACTAATGTTCCTAGAATAGGGATATATTGCTATTCATTTGCGTTATTTCCCGAAAAGGTAAATCCAACAGGGTCATTTAATGGATCTGTAATAAACACAACATTAAGATTGGAAATAGATGGAACATATAGAAATCAAAATATAAATGAAAAATTGAGGTTGAATGATAAGAGCGAATATGAATTTGATTATTTAGTAAACGTATATACAATTACGATGAATGTTTTTGAAATTATTGGAGGTGGGGCTGGGTTGAAATTTGCCTAATATATAAGACAATATATATACCTTTTTTTTATTTTTCTTTTTATAGAGGGATGGATCTACTGCTTTTAATTGTTATTGTATTAGCAGGATTTTTGATCAAATATCTAATAGATACTATTAACTCATTAAGTAAAGAATTAAAAGAAATAAAGGAAAAATGCATTTCTAACAAGGGAGAAACATTTAGTATAAATACTAAAAATCCAACAGAGAGTTTCAACACAGATTTAATTACAAGCTTAAAGTATTTTAGAGATTATTTTGAAAATCAAAATACATATAAATAATATATGTATCTATATAATAAATGCCATAAAATATATAAAGAATTATGCCACGAAGATCAAAAGTCAATAATGAAGAATTGCAAACAGATAAGAATAAAAAAAACCTGATGAACACAATAGTAAAGGATGTAACATTAATTGAGAATGAAGATATTATATTGCAACTACCTATATCTGATATACAATTAAATGAAATAAATAAATGTGAAAATACAAGTTATTGCGTACCTGAACCATATGAACCTAATTGTTTTTACATAAATGAAAATAATACATTTCAAGATATACAGGATAATATTATAGATAACCAATATACAGTAAATGAATTATCAACACATGTATTTAATGAAGATATAACAAAAGCTTCAAATAATTGTTATTGGTGTTGTCACCCTATAGAGAATAGAACATATGGGATGCCTTATAAATATAATACTGTTAGTGATACTTATACATTATACGGCAACTTCTGTTCATTAGAATGCTCTAATGCATATAATTTTTCCATACATTGTGGAAGTGATAAAGTATGGGAAATTAATAGTTTTATTCAAATGCTAAGTAAACATTATGGTTTTACACACCCTATTCGCCCAGCACCATCAAAATACTTATTAAAACTTTTTAATGGTCCTATGAGTATTTGTGAATTTAGAAAAGCTCATGTTACAAACGACAAGACACATCTTCTCAATCTCCCACCAATGATTTCAACTAATTTCAACTACGAAGTTGTAAATACATCATATCTTAAAAATATCACGGATAATATGAATATAACAAAAGGATGTAATCATAATGTTGCAATAAAAAAAATACATAATAATACAATTGATAATAAATTAAATTTAATTATTTCCTCTTAAATATAAAAAATGATATAAGAGTATCTTGATTTTCTTATATGCCATAAACATGACAGATGAAATATATTTTTCACCATATCGAATTTCTACAATAACGTGCAATGCTAATATTGGCGATAACATTAATTTAGATTTAGGAATATTATTTGATAATTTGAATGTAGTAGAAGATCAAGAAGGTATTGTTTGGGTTCAATTCTTAAAAGATAATGATGATGTAAATAAGGGTGTATATCCAAAAAAGCGGAGAAAGAGTAAGAAGAATACGCTTAAAAAAAATAGATTTGATAATCAAGTCACAGTAATATACAGATTTAATGAAAAATATATTCCAAATGTAAAAATATTTAAAAACGGTAATATACAACTAACTGGAATTAAGGACGTTTTACATACAGAGATTATAGTCAATTTCATTATCGAAGAAATATATAGAATTTATAATAATCTTAACAAAAGTATAATCGTAGACTACCATGAAGGATATAACCTTTTTCTAAAATATCAAAATTTTAAAATACGAATGATTAATACAGATTTTAAAGTATATTGTGATAAGGAATTTACAAAAGGGTTTGAAATAAGACGAAAAGAAATACATAAACTGTTTATTAACGACATTTATAATAATAAATGTAGTTTTCAACCTGGTATATATCAAGGTGTTAAACTTGAGTACTTTTGGAATAAAAATGATAGTTTGAAAAATGGTATATGTAAATGTCCTGTACATTGTTACGGAAAAGGGTCTGGAATGAAAGACGGTGATTGTAAAAAAGTAACAGGTGCTTTGTTTGAGAGTGGAAGCATTTTGATTACAGGTGGTATTACATTTGATCAAGTCAATGATACATACAACTACATATGTAATTTTCTAAAAACACATAAAGAAATAATTAAAAAACCTCAATTGAAGTTGTACTAATATGTTATATGTTATAACCAAAAATTTAAATATTTACACATTTACACCCTTGAAGATTTAAAATGATACAAACTTGTTATGAAAATGATACAATGTTTTGTATATTGTATATAACAATAGTGATGCAACTCTACCATACATACAACCTATTCATTAATCTAAATAATGGTGTGTTTGGAACGAAAGTTCTATTATTTGGACTATAAGCGTAGCGGTTCTAACAACCTTTTTTCTGCGTTTATATTGCATAGTAAAAAATCAGGTATATTACACGATGTATCATAACCATAATTTACATTTCCTTGAAATAGTATAACCTTGAAGTATATGAATTATTGTTCATTTTAAATCTTCAAGGGTGTAAAATGCAGATTTTTAGTCTTTATAATTCTTACATTTTATTTTTTTTGTTTATTAAATTTACAATAAAATAAGCTAATAATACTTTTGGTTTTTTAATTATTTTATATTATATCATTTTACTCTAACGAGGACTGTTCATATCCTGACACACAATTATTCTTTATCTGTTTCTTCATAATCTTCATTATTCATCATAATATAATGTTTTTTATTACCATATATGACCTTCGTTTTTCTTTGCTTATGTTCTACATTTTTCTCTCTTTATATGGTTCTCTAAGCCTTTTATTATATCCTTATTGAGTATGGTTTTATATTCTGCCATTTTATAACCAAATTTTTATTACTTTTTACTACTTTTTTGTTCTATATCTTAAGGGTGAAAAACATGACAACTAAAATTATATTCCAAATCTGTGTTTTCAGGTTTATAAGTGTTATACAGGTTTGTATTTATTGTATTATTACCAGGTCTATTATATGTAGGTATATGGTGCTTCGCATAAAATTGTGAACAATACGCCACAGCATCTGGTTTAATGCGTTCTATTTTATAGTTATTTCCCCATGGTTTTTTGTCAAATAGTACATCACCGGTATAAAGCCCTGCATTTCTAAGATGTTCAGGCGCAGGTACATTAGGATCATAATCTAATTTGCTATATTCTAATTCTTTTTTCATTCTTTCTATATACATATAAAGAATAAATTTGCTAGTAAAATAAATGAACCCTAATATAGATTTTAGCTATAAATCGGCAGATGATATTCAAAGAGAGTTAAACACAAGACCTACTAAAAGATCAAAAACACATGACTTTGATTTTGTCAAAGATGGACTTGATACCCAAAATATCCGCAATACCATTAAGGATATTAAATTATATATAGATAATAATAAAAAAACAACAGATCATGAAGAAATTATTTCAAAACTTAAATTAGATTTTGCTTTTTTTGCTCAAAGATATCCTATGTTATTCGCAATGGTTACCAAACAAGGCGAATTTGATTCATCTAGTTTGGAATATTTTCTTAACATGAGAGAGAAAATAATTGCAAATGAACTAACTTCAGACGAAGCATCAAAACAGGTTGGACAAGATTGGTTTGATAAATACGTAGATACTTCAAAACTAAACAAAAAGTAGATTTTTTTTCTTATTATATTTAAAAAATGATATAAGATTATATAAGATATACTATTTTATAGTTCTCAGTTCATATTCTTTCTATCAAAAATTATGCATTCAAACAATTCATCTGAAACTAGTTTCCCGCTAAATATTAATGATCTTATCAACTATACTTATCAAGAATATGAAAATAAAAATCATACAATTTCCCATGCTAATTGTCTACTAGCTGTTTTGAAAAAATGGCATCTTTGGCCAAGTATGCAAATCAAAAAATTCAAAGGGAGATCTGATATTGTACTACTTCATAATACATACAAAAGAAACGATGTTAATGAATACAAGGATCTTTATGAACAGTGTAGAAGCGTAGTCCTAGACTTTGCATTAACAGAAGGTAATGTTGTTGTTACATTTGCTAATTCTATTCCAGATAGAATTAATTATGATACATATATTAATACAATTTACGACCCTTGTGATAAATGTTATGAAGCATATGATGGTACAATGATAACTGTTTATAACTATAAAGGAGAATGGTATTTTGGTACATCGAGTTGCCCAGACGCAAATAGTTCAAAATTTTCACATCCAACCAAAAAACATGGCAATATGTTGGATGAAATATTGTTTGAATATTTCAGAAATAACTATACTGACTTACAGATTGCAACAGAAAAACCGGATGTTATTTCAAGAGAAATCAGAAAAATGTTTACTGATAATTTAGATCCTTCTATGGCATATGAATTCTTAATTATTCATCATCAAAATAACCACATTATTGACTATACATCTGTATATGGACCAAATTACAAGGTTTTATTTCATATCAATACAAAACAGCGTGATTCTTTGGTTGAAAAAGATATTTATTCTGTTATGATTCCAAATCTATTACAACTTGGCGTAAAATATCCTATGCAGTTTCAAAATATTGATGATGCTTCTAAATATATTAATGAAAATTCTTGCTGTTATGGTGTAATTATTAAGAAAAATATTATGGGACAAACAAAACTTTACAAAATTTCAACAGATAAAATCAATTTTAGAGAAGATACTGACCCATGTAATCCAAATATTTGGATCAATATGCTTACAGTTTATATGAAAAATAAAGCAGATTATCATATTGTTGATTACATTAATCAATATGTACATGATATTGAATATCCTATTGACAATAACGGTAAGACACTTGATCCTACATATCTAATTCATACAGCTATTTCAACAATAAAAGATAGTTTATTTAATCTATATGTTGCAACTACTACATATTATGCAAAATATAATCGTTTTAAGATGAACAAAGAAATGGATAAACAGTTTCCTCCAATTATTCAGTATCACTTGGCTCAATTGCGTAACCAGCAAGTGTCTATCTACAAGGACAAAACGATTAATCAAGGAAATGTATATTATTATCTATGTCAATGTAATAATGTAAAGAACATTAAGACTTTGATTCAATTCTTTGCTTTGAATTCAATTAATGAAATGCCCCCAAGAACGGCGATGTGTTTTACTATCCTAAATAGCCTCCTTTCATAATATTTTCTCTTAATATAATAAAATGGGTGATATATTTAGTACACAAGCGTGGATTTATTTAATAATTAGCACAATTGCAACATTTATTGCACTAGGACTTTCTATATACAATTTTGGTATAGGATTATTTATAATAGCTTATATTATATATTTTTTAGTATTATTATTAGGAGCATATAATATTAGTTGTCTCACTACCGGTCAATGCTATATATGGAGTTGGATTGTTACTATATTATCAACTATTCCCATGTTACTAATAATTGGTATATCTATAAATGCAATAATTACTGGTAAAAATATATATTCAATAGACGAATAATAAAAAATCATTATTAAATAGAATGGTATCTGAAACAAAAGGAGGTAGGCCTTCTAGAAAAGTCGATAGTAAAAGTGTAAAAAGATCTGTATCTAAAAGTCCTGTTAGAAAAGTTAAAAAGGTCGTAAAAAAACCTAAAGATGCTTCAAATACTGAATTACATCACATAGTTAAAAGAAAAATTACAACTAAACTTTCTAAACCTAAGACTAAAAAACATTTTGTAAAACATAATATATCCAAGGGTGGTGAAAATGAAAATGAAAATGAAAATGAAAATGAAAACGATAAAGTTGAAGGAGGTGGTAGAAAACCCATGCATAAAAAAATGTGTAAAAAAAAACTGTCTAAATATAATATATTTGTTAGAGAGCGTATGTGTGAAATGAGAAAGGAAAAAAAAGAACCCGTTGTTGAATTAATGAAAAAAATAGCAATGGAATGGAAAGCCAAAACAAAAGATTAATATAATTTTTTTTTATGTATAATATAGAAAAAATGATATAGAGAGTATTACATTTTATTTATATATTATAGAATAATGTTTCGTAATTATTCATATAACTCAAAGGATCCTTCTAATAATCATTCATTTGAAATTCACAATATTGATTTGGCAATAGTTAATGGTATTAGAAGAGTTATTTTAACTGATATTCCTATTCCAGGGGTTATTGGTGAAGCATTAGAAACCGAAGAACCTACAGTTAATATTTTGACCAATACTGGTGCTTTACATAATGAAATTATAACACACAGAATTGGTCTTATTCCTATTTGTTTAACTGAAGACGAATTAGAAACATATGAAGACGGAACCATTAAATTAGAGTTAAATGTCAAAAATGAAGGTTCTAAGATAGAAAATATAACTACAAAGCAGATAACAGCAACAAGAAATAATGTGCCTATTAAAGCTGCTGAGTTAACATCTATCTTTCCACCTAATAAGGTATCAAATGATAACATTTTGATAACAAGGTTACGTACAGGAGAACATTTACATTTCACAGCAGAAGTTGTAAAAAGAACAGGTAGAGATAACGCATCATTTAACCCTGTATCATTATGTAACTTTCATTATATTCAAGATCCTTCTATGAAATATAACAATGTTTTAGATAAAGAACGTGCATATTATAGAAACGAATATGGCGACCCTATTGCATTTAAATTTGAAATAGAACATATAAATGTAAGTGTTGGTCCAAAATATCTTATACCAAAATCATTAGACATTATTATTGATAAATTAATCAAATTGCAAAAAGAAGTTATTAATATAAATAATTCAGATACAGTAAAATTAAAACAATTTCAAGATATTGAAAATACATATGAATTCTTTATAGACGACGAAGATGATACATTAGGAAATGCACTACAGTCATACATACATGATAAATGTGTTAGGGTTAATAATAAGTTGGGATTAATTACAAAATGTTTATATGTTGGATATATTTGCCCACATCCATTGAAGTCTCTTATGATTTTACGTATTACACTAGAAGAAGAAACTAATGCCAATAAATTTGCTTCCTTTCTAGAACATATTTGCAAATCGTTAGTTGAAGAATTAACAAAAATTAAAACTGATTGGAATAAATTTGCAATTGATAATAAAGTTAATTAAATAGGACTAAAAAATCCTTAATTTGTTTTTATCCAAATATATTTTATAATAATGTATTAAAGAAGAAATATGTCAATAGATATTGACAATAATGTATACATTATAGATGATGAAGAGTTAGATGAAATAGAATATTTGGAAATTATAAGTTTAAATGAAATGATTAAAGATAACCCATCATTTATAGCTCTATCTAGAGATGAAATATTAAATAATATGCACGATTTTTTTAAAAATAAAAAAAAATCAACATATCTTACACAATTATTTTATGATATTCTTGATAACAATAATGATAAATTAGGAAAATTAAATGACTATTCTAATTTTATATTTAAAATAGATGCTGAAAAACAAGATCATTCCGATATCGACAAAAATAACGACGCCATTATGTTCAATAATTTATCTAAATTAAATGTTGATAGGTATAATGATGCTAAAAATAGGTATTTTTTTGCTATAAAGTATAATGAAGATTCTAACTATATTCGTTTCAAACCAAAATATAAAATAATTACAGAGTTAATCGGAGATAATAAGGATTTTCCACATTTTTATCCAATACTTCCAACAGACGATGTTAATGTACCGTTATTGGCTTCATATTATAAGATACCTACAGCAACAATAAATGATTATTTATATGTAAAAATAACTTCACATTTATTTAATAACAAAAATATTAATTTACAATCATCTGAACAATTTTCATCTATTGATAACTTAGTAAAAAAGACTAGGCCTGATATTAAAACAATAATAAAATATCTACAAAATTCTTTTGATCTCGATTATGATAATTTAAATAATAATTTTAAAAGATTTGGATACTCATTTGATTTTATTACATCTGACGATTTTGATATATTATGTAATTATATGAAAAGTATAACAGAAGGTGAAAATGAGAGGATTACTGTTAATAGACCTATCAAAATTAAGATACCCAATATTATAAATAAAAAAATGGTATATTTTGATCAGTTAAAATCAACTTTGAAACTTTTAAACCTATCTGAAAAGACAATTAATATACTTCAAAATATTAAATTAGCACTTGAAAATAAAAAATTTGAAATTATCAACACTGATAATATACCTGAAATACCATCATTGCACTTTTACGATATTATAAAAGATGTAAATGATGATAAAATTACATTAGAACAAGTTATTAGTAGAATAAAATTTATTAAAGATGAAATTAATATTAATCATAGTATAATTACAATTGACAATTTAATACAAACAAATGAAAATATCGGAAATATTATTGAAGAATATGATACTATACGTGAAAATTTTGAATATGCAAGATATCATGTATTTGATTATGATAAAGATAATAAACAATTTATAATACTTTATAATGAACTTAAAGAAATATTAGATGGAGGAAATGATGATAATTATGAAGGTGTTCCACTTATTTTGAAGAATAATGACTATGAAGCGTTTGAAGATATGGGTAACGAAGCAAATAATGTTCAAGATGAAAATATACATAAAAAAAATGAGTTGGAAAAATACTGGTTAAATTTAACATACAAGGAAGAGCACGGTTTTATAGAACTCCTTAAAATTATATTACCCATAATAAACAATATAGCTAAGATATCAAATATCCATATAGATTTAGATTTATTATGTTCAGAACTGTTCCAAAATTTCAGAAATGTATCCACTAAATATAATAAATTAAAACGTGTTTTTGAAGAAAAAAATATTGCAATAAATTCGAATTTAATATATGATATATCAAGAATTACACCATATGCATCATTCAGTATTGATTTAAATATGAGCATTGATATTAAAAATATAATATCAGAAATAAATGATATGTATGTCAAAACAATAAATGATGCATTTGCTTTATCTATAGCTTGGTGGGTTTTACTTATCCAAGACAAAATACTAAATAATAGTATTTCAATAAATGAAAATGAATTAAACCCTGTATATGTAGATAAATGGTTTGCATATGGTGTGCCTTTACAAAAAAAGGAAAAAAATGGTGTATTGACATATATATGTCATATTGCTATAGATTTTCTCAAAGAATCTAATGAATATATGTTGAGTGAAAATATATACAATACTTCATTAAATGTTATAGAAGATCATTACAAGGACTTAGTTCTAGATATTCGTAAAAATCATGAAGCAGTAAAAGAAAAGAAAAAGGTCGAAAAAGGTGTTATAGCACAAAGAATTATGATAGAAAACGTACAGAAACAAAAGTTTGATAAAATTGCAACAGATTTTATAGATGCCTTATTGTATATGCCTGGTGTTAATTATAAGAAATTACATAGATTTTTACTTGGTTGTTGTCTACAAAAAATTGATATAAATTATAAGGCAGATAGTGATTTGATTGTTAATGGACGTAAAGACCTTATTGATATTAAAAAAAAGTTTTCAAAAAGAAAAGAGACAAATAAAAAAAGATATATACGTTTTTCACCACAAGATAAAAATATATTAAAAGATAGTTTTATTGAAAATGATATAAAATTTATTAAACTTGAACCGTTTGTTTATAATATAAACAATCATGAAAATATTGTTGATTTATGGCTTGATACTATGTATAATAAAAATCCTTTATTACCAAATAATATAATTGATGAAATTAAGGATAATTCTAGAAAACTTATTGAACATATTAATAAAAATATTAAAATAATACAAACAACATCAAGAACAAAAAATAGCGAGTTAGATAAATTGTTTATTATAGGGAAGGTAAATTATAGAAATGCTTTATTATTAATTAATAAATCTCTAAAAATGTATACTAATAATAATGAAAATGTTGATAAAATTATACAACTTTCTATAGAAAGTATAAATAATATATTAAGAGATTTATATAAACTAAACAAGGTTGTAAATGATGATATTCAGCTAGATATCGATAGAATAAATGCTTATATTATTACTCGAGCAATGTGCCTTCCATGTAATCCTGAAGTTAATACTAACTTGTATTTATTACCTATAATGGAGATGCCTCAAAATTATATAGAAGAAAATACAAAACGTATTCATAATAATATGCTAAATATGTTGAAATTCTCTAAATTTCCAACTATGCAGGAAAATATTAATTTTTTAAACAAAAAACGAGAGGAAAATAAACAAATGAAATTAAATATACTTAATAACAAAACAGTAGAAGAAAACCAACTTATAAGCAATTTGAAAAAGGCAGGTATAAAACATAATTTAATGGTTATGGAATTAGATGAAATAAATGAGGCTGATGATGTAAACCATGATATTTATATAGATAATAATAATTATGATTCTCTACAAGAGAATGACTTTAAATTAAAACAAGAAGACGAAGATGGTGACGACGATAATATGGACGATAATGATATGGGATTTATATATAGTAGATAAAAACTACAAAAAATATTATCTTATATGATCATTAAATCCTAAGTATGCAGAAAGCGTGGATTTAATTCCGAAAATTCTATGAGATATAATACCTAATCCTAAAAATGTAACAAATATTAAAAATAATGAAAATAAATATTGTATCCATGTACGTTGTTCTTTATCCTTCATTTCTAACGGGTATGTCCATAATAAACTATGTACAATTAATGCAAATATAAATGTTACAACAAGATCAAATATTGCCATTTTTAAAAATCTATATTGTCTTAAGTATTCTATAATAGCCATTAATTATATAGGTGAAAATAAAATGAGTACATAATTTATTTTTTTAAGAATGTTTTAGAAAGTTTTATAATTTTAAGTTTTATTTTAATTATGTACTCAAAACGAGGCTCCTTAAGTAGTCCTTAGAAGGTATTAAAGTATTATTATTATATTCTTTGAAAGGGTCATACAATATATTATATATTAACTTGCTTACAGCATAGATGATATAGTATTTGGTATTAGTATTCCAAATATAAAAATGAGTACATAATTTATTTTTTTTGAAAATTTCTAGAAAGTTTTATAATTTTAAGTTTTATTTTAATTATGTACTCATTTTATGGTTCCTTAAGTAGTCCTTAGAAGGTATTAAAGTATTATTATATCCTTTGAAAGGGTCATACAATATATTATATATTAACTTGCTTACAGCATAGATGATATAGTATTAGGTATTAGTATTCCAAAAGTTATTCCAAATATAAAAATGAGTACATAATTTATTTTTTTGAAATTTTTTGGAAAGTTTTATAATTTTAGGTTTTATTTTAATTATGTACTCAAATTATGGTTCCTTAAGTAGTCATAGAATGTATTGAAGTATTCTTATTATAAGGGTCATACAATATTTCATATAATAACTTGCTTACAGTATAGATGATATAGTATTTGGTATTAGTATTCCAAAAGTTATTCCAAATATAAAAATGAGTACATAATTTATTTTTTTGAAATTTTTTGGAAAGTTTTATAATTTTAGGTTTTATTTTAATTATGTACTCAAAATGAGGCTCCTTAAGTAGCAATGATGTCTTAAAGTATTCTTATTATATCCTTTGGAAGGGTTATACAATATATCATATAATGATTTGCTTACAGTATAGATGATATAGTATTCGGTATTAGTATTCCAAAAGTTATTCTAAATATAAAAATGAGTACATAATTTATTTTTTTGAAAATTTCTAGAAAGTTTTATAATTTTAAGTTTTATTTTAATTATGTACTCATTTTTATATTATAATAATAAAAGTACATACAACATAAATTAAGCATTATCAAAACGCTATTTATAATAAATACTATATCCTTGTATCTTTTTAGTTTATTTTGAACATACGTTTGAGCATTTGGATCACAGTCAAATGGAATATATACATCTCTTACAATACCTTTTTTATAAGAGTAGCTTGATGTGATAATGTCCGATATATAATTACAATGAGCTATTAATCCAATAACGTTAGCTCTCTTTTTAACTGATTTATTATACATTATTGTATCTAATAAAATTCTATAAAATCCTCCTAAATTCTTTTGTGATATACATCTATGTTGATAACATTTACATTGAACTAATAAGATATCATTATTTTTTAGTTTAGCAACAATATCTATACCTGTATCGAGCAAGACCTTAAAACGCATATTGGTTTCATTTGTTTTATATCTATCTTTAATATTCATACAATCGTCATCAATAATTAATGATGATTCTAAAAATAAATTATATGGTACATTTTTCCATAGATAAGCTTCCTCTACATCATAAATTTTATGTAGCATACCAAGAACATATTGTTCATATTCATACCCTTTAATATAATTATAATCAATATATTTAATATATTCGAGTAATGTCATAATTGTTATGTTTATAAATGTAGTAAACTTGTCATTTTTTATCAAAATTATATAAAACTTTATAATATATATATATATAACTTTAGTATTTTCTGACCAATAATGATATTCAAAATGTGTAAACAATGTGTAAATCCTAAAAATTGCGATAATGATGTGCAAAATAATGCAAATACTGAAAAGGTATATCTTTCTAAAGATTTGCCTATTATTGACGATACATTTGTATATCAGTATTATCCAAATAATGTTGATATGTATATATATCAACCAAACAATAAAATACAACCGATGAAACATCAACTTATTTATCATGATCAATATGGTAATCAAATTGATCCAAATCAACCTCAACTAATTTATCATGATCATTATGGTAATCAATATGGACAAATGCATCATCGACTAATTTATCATGATCAATGTCACCCAGGAAATCAAAGTGTACAAATGCATCCTCAACTAATTTATCATGATCAATGTCACCCAGGAAATCAAAGTGTACAAATGCATCCTCAACTA